AATCGGTAGACGCACCAGACTTAAAATCTGTTGGGCATTATGCCCGTGGGAGTTCAAGTCTCCCTACTCGCACTAAATATTTTAAAAGAATAGTATGTCATATACAGTAAGTACAAAACACTGTTGGTATAACGATGAAAGAATGATCGTTAAGATGTACTTTTTGAATGATATACCGTTTACATTTGATGAAATGCCTGACGGTCATTTATATGACCGAGATTTGGTAGAAGAAGCAAATAGAAGTCAAAGTTATGAAGTTGATGATGTTTATAAAGGATCAAATTACTTGATATTAGAAGAGGCACATCCATGTTTTGATCCTGTAGAAATATTAAATCCAGAAATTTTACCCGAAGATTTAATCGGTTTTTACAACGACGAGGAAGATTTGCTGGGATAAATAAAACATAGAAATCCCCCCAGAAGTTGTAATACCATGCCTCTGAATAAGTTAGATAATTTTATCAAGAACACTGAAGGACGTATTTTATATGTGAGTCCATCGGATCTAGATGCCACAGACAGTATTGATAACCAAGGTAACTCTCTTGCAAGACCTTTTAAAACAATTCAGAGAGCTATTTTAGAATCTGCTCGTTTTTCATACCTAAAAGGTTCATCTAATGATTTGATTGAGAAGACTACAATTCTTCTCATGCCTGGTGAACATACCATTGATAATAGACCAGGATTTAAGATAAAAAATGTTGGTGGTGCAGCAAAAGTAGTTTCCCCATCTGGTGGAGAAAGTGATGCTGCAACCGTATTAGACTTAAATTTAGGTTCTAATTTTGATATAACACAAGAAGATAACGTCTTATATAAATTCAATAGTGTTAATGGTGGAGTTATTGTACCTAGAGGTACATCTATTGTTGGTCTTGATTTAAGAAAAACTAAAATTAGACCTCTTTACGTTCCTAACCCAACAGATATATCTACATCAAATTCTGCAATTTTTAGAATTACAGGTACTTGTTATTTCTGGCAGTTTTCATTCTTTGATGGAGATGAAAACGGTTTAGTATACACAGACCCATCAGATTTTTCAGATAATAATAGATCTAAACCTATTTTCTCACACCATAAACTGACTGCATTCGAATATGCAGATGGTGTCAATCTTGTCGATAGAGCCACATATGGTACTTTGACAGATCTTGACATGTATTATGCAAAGCTTTCTAATGCATATAATACATCATCAGGAACACCAGCTAGAAATATTGATTCTAAGTATCCTGCTAATCCAGAAGGATTTGCAAAACAAAGACCTGAATGGGAGATTGTGGGCGCATTTGCTGCGGACCAACTTTCTATTAGTGCAATTGAAGCTGGATCTGGAGGAACACCAACCAATCAAGTCACAGTAACAACTGTTACAGATCATAATTTAACTGCGGGAACTCCGATTAAAATCAGTGGAGTTGATCCTGAAGATTATAATGTTTCAACAAAAGTACAACTTGTTGATGAAACAAATCCAAGAGTATTTACATATCAATTACCAACATTTAGAAAGAATCTTCCTACTCCAGGAGATGCAAGTGGTGGTGGAGAAGTAACGATTGAAACTGATACCGTTACCGGTGCTTCTCCTTACATCTTTAATATTTCCATGCGTTCCGTTTATGGTATGAATGGAATGCACGCTGATGGCAGTAAGGCATCAGGTTTCCGTTCGATGGTTGTGGCACAGTTTACTGGTGTTTCACTTCAAAAAGATGATAGGGCATTTGTAAAGTATAATAAGTCTTCTCGTTCTTATACTGGTATTCCTATCACAAAAGTGGCAGGAGCAGTCCTTTCAAATGAATCATCTTCTACAGATAGTGAGAGAGTATATCACCTCGATACTGATGCAATTTATAGAAGTGGATGGGAAACAACTCATATTAAAGCTTCCAATGATGCAATTCTTCAAATCGTTTCTGTTTTTGCGATTGGATATAATAAACACTTTGAAATTGCAAGTGGTGGTGACGCATCAATTACAAACTCGAACTCAAACTTTGGTCAGTTATCTCTAGTATCCGAAGGATTTAAAAAAGAAGCATTTGATAAAGATAATAAAGCATTTATCACAAATATAATACCACCAAGATCAAATGTAGTTGCCGAAGAAGAAATTGACTGGTTAACAATTGATGTTGGTATTACAACTTCAGTTGGCAGTACCACTAAATTATACTTGCGAGAATTTACTTCTGAAGATGATATTCCACCAACATTGACTCAGGGTTACAGAGTTGGTGCAAAGGTAAATGATAAGTTATTTGTAAAAATTGACGATGTTCAGTATGAAGCAAACATTTTAATGGAGAATGGAGTTGATAACTCCCTTAGAGAATTTGATGTATCTGCAGTTGCTAGTAGTAAATTTATTATTGACATTAATCATGGAATACAAACTGGAGAAAAAGTTATTCTTTTGAGTGATGACGGAAACTATCCAGAAAATATTACACCTCACGCAACATATTTTGCAATAGCTTTTAATCAAGCACCAGATTTAGATAAAATTCAATTAGCACCAACAAAAGTTGACGCAGAAAATGGAAATTTCATCACTGTTTATGGTGGAACTAAATTAAGAGTTCAATCTAGAGTAACTGACAAACGGTCAGGTGAAGCAGGACATCCGGTTCAATTCGATTCTAGTCAAAATCGTTGGTTTATTAATGTAAATACTTCAAACACAATTTATCCAAAACTTTTAAGTTCTGGTGTTGCTGGAATTGGTGCAGAAACTGATCCAACATTCATTAAGAGAAAACCTGATAATAGAAGTTTAGATGAGAGAGTATATAAGTTTAGAGTAGTAATACCTAAAGAATTAGTCAATGGTAAAAATCCAGAGTCTGGATTCGTTATTCAAGAATCTAGCACTACGGAAGCACGAGATGCAAATGATTTCACTTTATCTGATATTACAATTAATGATTTTAATTTCAGAAAAAATAATAGATTCATTGCAAAATCTACTCACAATCCATCTACATTAGTAAGCACTATTACAACTGAATTACCACATAACTTGGAAGTAGGTGAAAAAGTTGTTATTAGAAATATAACATGTAGTAATAATACTGATGGTGTGATTGATGAGGGTTATAATGGAACATTTACTATTGCAACTGTTCCAAATAATATGGAGTTTACTTACACAAACTCTCAACTTCCCGGAACATCATCAACCAATGATACCAGTGTAAGAGATCAAAATCTTCCTAGATTTGAAAGAAATGATACGAAAAGTAATTTCTACATTTATAGAACTGAAGTTATTGATGAATATATTGAAGGAACTCAAAATGGTGTATATCACTTATATGCACTTAAATCTGATACAGAAATTACTAATGAATTTACAAATTTACAATTCAGTCAAAACGTCACTGATTTTTATCCACAACAAGATAGAGATAATGTAGATGACTCTCCACCATCAACAAAAACATTTGCTCCATCATTCCCTCTAGGACAAGTTGTCACTAGTGACTTGAAAGGAAGTATTACTAGAGAAACATCTGATAAATTATTTTCAAAATTAAATAAAAATCTAACAGTAAGTTCAGTTACTGCACAATCTGCTGGCATTTCTACCATTACATTTACTAGAGATCATGGTTTAAACCGTGCAATAACAGGAACTCTCTCAGCAGGAAGTGGAAGTAGAAATAGTGGAACGCATTACAATGTAAAACTCTATAATGATGCAGCATTTAATACTTGGAGTGGAGCAACAGCAAAAGTCGTAGTCAATAATTCAGGAAACATTACATCCGCAGAAATTCAAGCACAAGGTTCCGGATATTCTGACAATAATGAATTATTCTTTGATACTACAGTTATTGGTGGAAATCAGGATGCAAAAATTACTCTTGCTACAGCAGGAATTGCAACAGCTATTGGTGATGTAGTTCAAGTTACTGGTATTGGAACAGTATCTGATGCATATTATCGTATTGCTAATGTTCCTGATACTAACAAGATCGGAATTTCCAGAACTACTGGAGATCCAAGCATTTTTGCAAATCACCTTGTAATACCTGTTGGAAAATCTGTTGAAATAACATCATCATCATTTGATTCTACTACAAAAATATCAACATTTAATTGTAGTGGTCCTCATGGATTAGTTGCAGGAAACAAATTTAGAGTTATTGATACTTCTAATAATAACTTAGGAGATTTTCTTGTTAAGTCTAAAACTTCTGTTTCCGTCTTCACTGCAGAAACCACATCACAATTAGTAAATCCTAAATTTGTTCTTCAACATTACTTCTCTTCAAACTCTGGTGTTTCGGATAGAAGTAACGAGAACATTGCGGGTAGAGGAAAAACAATCTATGGACATGATGAACTTACAATTGACAATTCCGGACTTGCAATTGGAATTAGTACAACATTAATTCCGGTTATTCACCCATCTTCCGGCATCGGATTGACTGCAAGATTCCCAATTGGATCATATGTTCAGGTTGAAGATGAAATTATGAGAATTTCATCTTCTGATATTACTGGAACAAACAAACTTTCTGTTTTACGTGGTTTGTTCTCTACAAATGTTTCTGCACATCCAGATGGATCACTGATTCGTAAAATTAATATTTTACCAGTAGAATTTAGAAGACCATCTACAGTTCGTGCATCTGGTCATACATTTGAATATCTTGGTTATGGTCCAGGTAACTACTCTACTGGTCTTCCTCAAGTTCAAACAAAATCACTATCAGAAAAAGAGGAATTCTTATCTCAAGCACAAGAAAGATCTGCCGGTATTGTTGTTTACACTGGTATGAACAACAGAGGTGACTTCTACATTGGTAATACTAAGAAGTCATCTGCAACTGGTGAAGAAACATCATTCGATACTCCAATTCCTACAGTCACAGGTGAAGATCCAGCAAGACTTAGTGCTGTATTTGATGAAGTTACCATTAAAGAGAGAATTATTGTTGAGGGTGGTGATTCTGGAGAAATTCTTTCTCAGTTTGACGGTCCAGTAACATTCAACAATGACGTTAGAGTTAAAGATACTCTTGCTTTATCTGGAAGACTTAGAGTACTGAATACTACAGAATCAAATAACACTAACTCGGGAGCAATCATTGTTGATGGTGGTGTTGGTATTGATGGAAACTTATATCTTGGTGGAGTTGCTAATTTCGGAGGATTAAGTCTCACAGAAAATCTTTATGTTGCCGGAATTTCTACACTAGGAGCAAATGGTGGTATTACTACCACTGGTGGAGATCTTTTTGTTGGTGGTGCTACTACCACTACGAATTTAACAGCTGGTAATTTGCAAGTAGCAGTCACAGATGATAACACAATTGATAGTACAAGTGGCAATTTAAAATTAGATGCTCCAACAGGAGCATACGTTGCCATTCAAACTAATACAACAATCACGGGAGTCTTAAGTGTCACTGATGACATTACTGCATTCTGGACTTCTGATGAAAGATTGAAAGATAATATTAATGCAATTGAGCAACCACTTAATAAGGTTGTTTCGATTAGTGGCAACACATTTGATTGGAATGAAAAGTCCAATAAGACCGGTCATGATGTTGGTTTAATCGCACAAGAAATTGAGCAGGTTCTTCCAGAAGCAGTTGTGACAAGAGATAATGGATATCTTGCAGTAGATTACCACAAGATAGTGCCACTACTTGTAGAGGCAATTAAAGAACTCTCTAGCAAGGTTGAAACACTTGAACAAAAATTATCCGATAAATAACTCTAAAGCTTATAATAATGGCAAATATTAGAAAGTCATTTAATTTTAGGAATGGTGTACAAGTTGATGATGATAACTTCGTTGTAAATGCGAATGGTCTTGTAGGAATTGGAACCTCAATTCCTACAGAGGCTATAGATGCTATAGGAAATGCGAAAATAAGTGGGTTTACTTCCACTGGAACTTTGGGTGTTGCAGAAACAGCAAATTTTTATGATGATGTAAATGTTGGATCAAATATATTTTTTGACCCAGCAACTGGTATTATTAATGCAACTAAATTTGTTGGAGATGCATCTGAACTTACAGGAATTGCGGCAATTTCCACATCGGGATGGATTTCTCAAGGAGTAGGACTACACACAATAGCAAGATCGGTTGGTATTGGGACAATTAATCCATTATACAAACTTCAAATAGAATCCGATCCTGCTACTGGAGTTGGTATTGGAATGACTTCTGGCAATATTCTTGCTAGTGGAATTGTTACTGCCACGAGTTTTGTTGGAGGATTAACTGGTGATGTTACGGGTAATGTCACGGGAGATTTAACCGGTAATGTTACTGGAAATGTAACTGGAGATTTGACTGGTGTTGCAGCAAGTTCTACCAAACTTGAGACTGCTAGAAACTTTGAAATTACTGGAGATTTAGAAGCATTCCAAGTATCTTTTGATGGTACTGGTAACGTATCACTTGCATCTACACTTTCATCATCATTTAGTGCAGATACCACTGGTATCATCACTGCAAGCAAACTTGTAGGTCCTACAGAATCTTCTACATCAACAATAACTCAAGCAAATATTACATATGCTGATGTTGGTGTTGGAACATTTGATGGTATTAGAGTTAATACAATCACAGATACTGCAATTAATGTTACTGGTGATACCACTGCATCGGTAAGTGTTGGTAAGTCTGTTGGAACAGGTAATCAAAGTGCAGTTATTAAATATACTCCATCTACTGGTGGATTAGATATTTCAAATTATGATACTGGTGATGTAGCCATTCTTTTACATGAAGGTACAGGTGCCGGATCTACAGGTGGATTTAGAGTAGTTCATGATAATAATACAGCATTCAATGCAAATTATGATGGTAGAGTTGCTATTAATAAGGCATCACCAGACACTGGATATAATTTAGATGTAGATGGTGATGTAAAAGTTTCTGGTATCGTAAGTACGGGTGAATACATCACAATTCGTGCAGGTCAGGAAAATGAAGTTACTGTTCCTGATATTAATGGATTTTTCCCAGCACAGTTAACTTCAAATGCTAATATTAATACTGGAGTAAGTACCTTCAATTCTATTGCAATTGGAGGAAGTATTATATCATCAGCAACTCCGGCAGCGGTGATAGGGATTGGAACCACTGCTAGTGGTGAAAGTACTGTTGCAATTGGAACAGATTCTGTACAAATAAACGCAAATCTTACATTATCTGCCGGAAGTTCAATAACAGCAGAAGATTTAAACTTAAGATCAGAACTTAGACTTCCACCAACAGTATTAGGACCCGATAATTCTTCCGTATCAATTGGAGTTGGAACGGATGGTATAATATTCAGTACAGATATTGAAGTATCGAGTGGAAGTTCAATAACAACGGATGATTTACACACATCTAATATAGTCTCAGTTGCTTTAACAGCAACTGATATGACTACAACCAATTTAACTGTAGAACAGTTATTAGGACCATCTGACATAAATTCCCAAGTAAGTATCGGAATAGGAACAACTGTTGTAGAACTTGCAGGAGATCTCAGATTACCCAATGCAAATTCGATAACAGCAGGCATTGTATCCACAGATAATGCAACAATTGGTGTAGCTACAGTTACTACTTTAGAAGTTACAAGTGGTCTAGTAATTCCGGATGGAGTTGATGGTAATTTAGGAATAATTACAACCAACGGTCTTCTTACTATTGGTACTGGTGCAACTATTGTTGGTGGTAATTTCCTTGTTAGTAGTGCCAGCACATCAGAATTCTCAGGAACTGTAAATATTTTTGATACAAATTTCGTATTTGGATTTTCTACCGTTGGTGGTTCTGATCAGTCTCTTAATAATTTTGAAGTATTCAGAAGTAATAATCAACAGGCTGATATTTCCGTTTCAAACGAAGTAACATTTGTCAATCATAATACTTTTATTGGAATTGGAACAACAGAAAATCAATATGGATCCGGCAACAAGATCACAATTGATGGAGATACAACATTACCAGGGAGAGCTGCATTTTTAGGCAATGTTGCTATTGGAACTAATATCTTTAGACAGGATCCTAGAGGCGAGATTCTTGGTGCTACAGCTGAAGAGGGTCAAACTCCTGAGTTTGAGGTTCCTGAGTTTGAGTATGGACAGTTCCAGGCTCATTCCAATGGCAACATGACATTTATAAATGATGGAGCTGTCATATTTGTTCCATCTATAGGATTATCTACCGTAGGATTTGGAACCACTAATGGTGGAATTATATTTGATAATACTGGTGATAATGGGGATAATATGGCATCAGTGTCAATTATCGGAGTTAATACTTTCTTCCCAAGATGTCTCCTTGATGTTGGATATGCTTCAACAGCAGCAAATAGTTACTTCTTGCCACCAGTAGTTAGTGAATCTGAACTTGATATAATAAGACTACTTCCAAATTCACCAAACAATCTTGGATATCAACAATCAAAAGAAACAACTCCTGGTGGTGTTCCTGGTGGTGCTCTTGTATTTAATAGTACAAATACAAGACTTGAAGTTGGCATAGGAACCACCACATTCTGTGGTATTGCAACACTTTCTAATAACCACACTGGTTTTAGTGCTTTTGTTCCTCCAAAGATGACAACAACTAATAGGAACACAATGACCACTGCTGGTTTAGAAGCGGGTGGAGTCATTTATAACACAACCACTAATAAATTACAAGTTTATAACGGAAGTTCTTGGGAAACTATAACAAGTAGTTGACAAGACTCTTGAATACATGTAGACTACCTTTGTCTGGGTTGGAGATGAGAGTCTAAGCCACTTTGAGAACCGTCTACTGGGTCGCACCAGGGACGGTTTTCTGCTATAATATGTTTATTGAGACGGAGGGCACTTGACCATCACTTTGCGACCCCATCAGCGTGAAGCAGTCAATGCGATGTGGCAGAACAACAAAGGTCAGGTGATCATTCCTACGGGTGGTGGCAAGACTATTTGCATGATCGATGATGCCATTACTAATATGGAAGTAAGACATCACGGACAAACTTTTGTTGTTGTTGCTCCTCGTATTTTGCTTGCTGAGCAACTTTGTTCTGAGTTTCTTGAGTTGGTTACTCCTTCTCATAATGCTCACATTCTGCATGTTCACAGTGGTGAGACTTCACACTTCTCCACAACAAAAGCAGAAAAAATCAATCTGTTTGTAAATACTGCTAGAACTGCTGGTGAGAATGTAATCATCTTCACCAC